AAGTGGTAATTTAGACCATACAAGAATTTTACAGTTTGATTTATCAGGCGTACCAACTGGTAGTGGTGTCACAACAGCATTATCTACAGCAAGTGGAATAGTAAACAACACTGGAAATATCACAACAGGTACTACAATTACTCCTTGTTGGCATAGTTTACAATTATTGCCAAAGTATAGTTCCGAAACAGGCGTAGCAGAAGATTCAACCAAGGTATATTTTACCCATAAATCTGCTCAAAGCAGTACACCTTTAGACTTCACATTACATGAAGATGAAGCAAATGGAACATTGTCAAAATTACAATTAACTGCTAAGTCGTATACAAAAGACGATACTATTAAAGCAAAATTAGAAGTATTTTTACATGATGTTATGATTAATCCTACATTAAACTTATTTGAATCGATTAACACTAATCAAGAGTATACAAGTAATACAACAGTTAAGGCAAGTATTGGGGATTATAGTTTAAATACAAATACTGAAGGTACAGAGATTACTTTTAACAGTAATGAAGAAGCCAGAAATTTTAGTACATTAGTAAACAAATTATATTTTGAATATAGTACTTATAACACTCCAGGAGATGGAGGATTAGGAAGTTTAAGTGTAAACTCACGTGGACTTACTAATGTTAAAAATAATATTCAATTACAAACTGCCGAAGGGGCCGCAAGTGGTTTACCTGATGTAGGTTATGATACTACTGAAACAGCAAGTATACCTAAAGAAGCCAATACAAATATTAAAACATTTGACATGACTACATATGATACATTTGTAATAGATTACAGTTTAGATTTTAGAAGTGGCTCAGATTTATATAGAAAAGTTGGAATACTACAATTATCAAGTTATGATTACGGTTCTGGTAATCCTGCAGATGTAATTATTCAAGACTATGGTACAGATAAAGCAGTCGGCGTAACAGGAAATGTTCAGTTCACAGCAAATGTGTCAAGTAGTGTATTAACACTCACAGCAGTAAGTAGTGTAAATCAACCTTGCAATATGAAATATCTTGTAAGAAAATGGAACGCACCTTTAACTTAACAGTTAATGTTTCTTAAAACACAAACCTCTGAAGATAGATTAAGGATTTGGAGAGAAGTTAGGCAAAAGAACTTCTCTACAGAACAAGAAATACTGAACGAGTTTTCTGAAATAAAAATACTATCTAGGTATTTAGATTACTATACACCATCTAGTTGGCCAACTCCTTTTGAAATAGTAAGTGAAGGATACTTATGTTGTAGTGGAGTTACTATACTTATTACAGTAATTCTTATTAATAAAGGTTTCATTACTAGTGACCAATTATTGTTTCCAGTGATAAGTAATAACACAACAGGAGACTCTGGAATAGTACTTTTAAATAACGATAACGTTTATAATTTTACGCCAGGTAAAATTGAAAGTTGGGAATACGTTAAAGATAATTCAACTATATTCCAAATACATAAATTAGATAAAAATAAACTTTCTTATTGACTTTAATACAGTTATATAGTAGAATTATTCTGCGATAAATATTACTTTACAAAATAGATTTTTAGGAATTTACACACATGCAAGTACAGAAAAGAGACGGCACACTAGAAGATTTAAATATAGAAAAACTACATAAAGTAGTAATGTATGCATGTGAAGATATTTCTGGTGTTAGTGCAAGTGAAGTTGAAATAAATTCTAAAATTCAATTCTTTGATAAAATAGTAACAGAAGATATTCAAGAAACACTTATCAAAAGTGCCGCTGATCTTATTAGTGAAGAATCCCCAAACTATCAATATGTAGCAGGTAGATTAATAAATTACCATTTGCGTAAGCAAGTATATGGTAACTTCGAACCTCCTTGTCTATGTGATATTATTCAGGATAACATAGATGCAGGGTTTTATGACTCTGAGTTTGTAGAGCTATACACCAAAGAAGAAATAAATCAATTACAAACTTATATAGATCATAACAGAGACGAAGTTTTAACTTATGCGGCTATGGAACAATTCCGTGGCAAGTACCTAGTACAGAATAGAGCAACAGGCGAAATATTCGAAACACCACAAGTTGCATACATGATGATTGCGGCAACATTGTTCAGCAAGTATCCAGCAGAAACTAGAATGAGTTATGTGAAGGCATACTATGATGCTATCAGCACATTTAAAATTAGTTTGCCTACGCCAGTTATGGCAGGTGTTAGAACACCGCAAAGACAGTTTAGTAGTTGCGTATTAATTGAAACTGATGATAGTTTGGATAGCATTAATGCAACAAGTAGTAGTATTGTAAAGTATGTAAGTCAAAAGGCAGGTATTGGGATAGGTGCAGGAAGTATTAGAGCAGTAGGTTCTAAAATTAGAAGTGGAGACGCAACTCACACAGGTGTTATTCCTTTCTATAAAATGTTCCAGTCAGCAGTTAAGAGTTGTAGCCAAGGTGGTGTAAGAGGCGGAGCGGCCACACTATACTATCCTATTTGGCATTTGGAAGTTGAAGACTTACTAGTATTAAAAAATAATAAGGGAACAGAGGACAACAGAGTACGTCATATGGACTATGGTGTACAATTTAACAAACTGATGTATGAAAGGCTTATCAAAGGAGAAAACATTACATTGTTTAGTCCTAATGATGTGCCTGGTCTTTACGACTCCTTCTTTGCTGATCAAGAAAAATTCCAGGAACTGTATGAGAAAGCAGAACGTATGACAAGTATCAGGAAAAAGTCTATTCCTGCTATAGAATTGTTTAGTGCTTTTGTGACTGAGAGAAAAGACACAGGTAGAATATATTTAATGAATGTTGATCATGCTAACACACATGGAGCATTTATAGAAGAAGTAGCACCAATTAAACAAAGTAATTTATGTTGTGAAATTGATCTACCAACTAAACCCTTGTCAGATGTAAATGATCCAGAGGGAGAAATAAGTTTATGTACATTAAGTGCTGTAAATTGGGGTGTAGTAAAAGACACAACCGAAATGCAGAAGATATGTAATTTAGCAGTTAGAGGATTAGATGAATTATTAGATTATCAAGAGTATCCTGTGATCGCGGCAAAACTTAGCACAATGAACAGACGCCCACTAGGTGTTGGTATTATTAACTTTGCATATTGGTTAGCAAAAAATGATAGCACATATCAAGAACCTAATTTAGAACTTGTAGATGAATGGGCAGAAGCCTGGAGTTATGGACTTATCAAAGCAAGTTTAGAACTAGCACAAGAAAAAGGTGCATGTCCTAAGAGTAATGAAACTAAGTATGGACACGGCATTACACCTAACCAAACATATAAAAAAGATATTGACGAGTTAGTTAAACACAAGGAACGTTTAGATTGGAAAGAACTAAGGAAAAGTTTAAAAGAACATGGTATTAGAAATAGTACGTTAATGGCACTTATGCCTGCTGAAACATCCGCACAGATTAGTAATAGTACTAATGGTATTGAACCGCCTCGCAGTTTTGTTAGTATTAAACAAAGTAAGCATGGTGTATTAAAACAAGTGGTACCAGGATATCCTTATTACAAAAATAAGTATGATTTACTTTGGGATCAAAAGTCCCCTCAAGGATATTTAAAAATAATGGCAGTATTACAGAAGTATATTGACCAAGGTATTAGTGTAAATACTAGTTATAACCCTGAACACTACGAAGATGAGAAGGTTCCTATGTCCGTTTTAATACAAGATATACTAACTTTTTATAAATACGGTGGCAAACAATTATACTATAACAACACCTATGACGGACAGGGCGAAATCGATGTTCATAAAGATGACGCTCAGGGCGAACTTGCCATTACTGAAATAGACGAAGAAGATTGCGAGAGTTGTAAAATATGACAGTATTAGATACCAAAAATAAAACACATCATACTAAGGCTAAGATGTTCTTAGATCCTGCTGGAGGCGTAGCCGTACAGAGATATGATACATTAAAATATAAACAGTTTGATAAACTGACTGATAAGCAGTTAGGATTCTTTTGGAGACCAGAGGAAGTAGACATACTTAAAGACGCAACAGATTTTAAAAACTTAACTGATTTTGAAAAACATATTTTTACAAGTAATTTAAAAAGACAGATTATTTTAGATAGTGTACAAGGCCGTTCCCCTAATTTGGCTTTTCTGCCTATAGTAAGTCTTCCAGAATTAGAAACCTGGATAGAAACTTGGGCATTTAGTGAAACTATTCATAGTAGAAGTTATACACATATTATCAGAAACATATATCCTGACCCAAGCAAAGTTTTTGATGAGATGTTAGACATACAAGAAATATGTGATTGTGCAGATAGTATTACTGAAAATTATGACAAACTTATAGAGTATAACTTGTTAAGGGAAAAAGGTTATAAAACTTATGATGAGTATGAGCATAAGAAAAGAATATGGTTAGCACTTATGAGTGTAAACATCTTAGAAGGTGTTCGCTTTTATGTATCATTTGCATGTAGTTGGGCATTTGCTGAACTTAAAAGAATGGAAGGTAATGCTAAAATTATTAAACTTATTGCACGTGACGAAAATGTACACTTAGCAAGTACACAACAAATGCTAAAATTTTTACCACAAGACGACAAAGACTTTGCTAAAATTAAAAAAGAAACAGCAGAGGAATGTAAGCAAATGTTTATAGATGCTGTAGAACAAGAGAAGGCATGGGCAGATTATTTGTTCAAAGACGGAAGTATTATAGGACTAAATGCAGAACTATTAAAGCAATATGTTGAATTTATTGCGGCCAAACGAATGCATGCCGTAGGCTTAGAAAAGATATATAATAGTGGTACTAATCCTTTGCCTTGGACACAGGCATGGATTACAGGTGGTTCAGTACAAGTTGCACCACAAGAGACAGAAATATCATCTTATGTTATTGGTGGTACCAAACAAGACGTAGATGATAATACATTTAAAGGATTTAGTTTATAATGTACGCGGAAATATTAAAAGAAAATCTAGGTAAAGTAGTTTCTATAAAAACAACTGCTGGAATAGAAATTATAGCAACATTAATGGGTTTCGATGAAAAAACAGAAAATTTAACATTACAAAACCCTCAATTAGTAGTAGTTACTAATTCTATAGAAGAAGAGCAGGCAGTAGCAGTTGTACCATATACTCTTACAAGTCACTCTAAAGAAACATTTATTTTAAGAGAACAATATTTATCAGTTGGGCCAGCAGATGCAGGAACATCATCAGACGACTATTTGCAATTTATTTCAGATAGAGACAATAAAAACACATAGTCTTTAAAGATAAATAATACTATGCCACAAGTAGCAAAAAAGATGAGTCTGGTAGGAACTGGTGTTATCACAACAACCAAAGTCATGACAGTTAAAGTAGAAGGGTTGCCTATTGCAACATTAGGCGATATGGTATCTACGCATGGAGAAGCACCACATATTTCTCCTGCTATTGTTGGAGGATGCTCTACAACAGTATTTGCTGAAGGACAACCAGTAGCAATGGTAGGTTCAATGGCCACCTGTGCTCATTCTGTTACTATGGGGGCTCTAACTGTCAATGTAGGCTTATAATGCCTAGTCTCGTTTCTGTACGTGGCCCACACGCCAGGAACACTAACAATGTAATAAGAATACAATGGAACATGGGTAATTCATGTAATTATGAATGTGAATATTGTCCTCCTATATTACATGACGGTTCTAAGCCTTGGTTAAATAAACAACAGTATATAGAAGCAATATCGCGTCTTTCTTCGCATTATAGAGCATTAGACAAACAGACAGAGTATGAATTAATAGGAGGAGAAGTCACTGTTATACCAGGCTTTGAAGACATTATAAAAACAATAAGTGAGCAAAATAGTACTAGTATTGTATACACAAATGGTAGTAGAACAACTAATTGGTGGAGTAAAGCAAAACACTATATGGATAAGGTAATTCTAACTTACCATCCCCAATCCCAAGATTCCGAGCATTTTAAAGCAGTTATAAACGAAATTAAGGATTATGTACATATTGACATAAACATCGCTGGAATAGGCGGAGACGTGCTCAAATTGGGCGAATTCGCAGAGGAATTGCGTGATTTATTTAAAGGTTGTAAACATAATGATTACAATATGGTAAGTATATGTGTTAAAACCATGTATAAGAAGCTCTTAGGACGCCAGAACAAGCAGGAAACATATTGGCAATACACTACAGAAGAGCAAGAAGTGTTAAAGAAACCAGGCATTATACAGCAAATTATACCAGAAAGAGAAAAGTTAAATATACCAGATGCAGAAGAATTTCCAGAGCCTAAGCCTGATCCAAATGCTTGGATGACAGAATTCTTGTATGATGATGGTACTGCTGAGTATGTTCAAAGTCATCAGATAATAGATAAAAAACTAAACAGTTTTCAAGGTATGCGATGTCATTTGGGTTTTGAAAGTTTAAACATAGATGCTAGTGGTGACATGTATAGTAGTTGGTGTGGTGCTGTAAACTTTGGAAATATATCAGATACTAATTGGAATTTACCGCAAAGTAAAACTACATGTCCTTATGCATTTTGTAATAACATAAGTGATATATCTATAACAAAAACTCTAGATTGATATTTTTTTATTATTTGCAAATTTACTAAGCATAGACAAAATTGAATTATGGTATCCAATATTTGTACCAAATAAGTCTACCCTCCAATCAGGTATATATGCATTAGATACTGCATTTCTTTCTTCTATAGTATTAAAAATATGTCCTTTATATGATATTGATATTTGTTTAGAATAATCTTCTTTATATTCTATATTATATACATTAGTGTCTAATATACTTTGACCCTTTATAGGCATTACATAGTTTTTTAGTAAATGATATCCCTTCATTGTTTTATTTAAATTTATTTTAATATTTTTAAATGGTAATAATGATTCATAATCTAAGTTTTTTATATCTAAATTATCCAGACCATTGATATCATATAACCATTCACCACCAGATGTAAAAATATGATTAATATTTGAATGTACTAATGGACCTTTAACAAATTCTATTTCTTTACCTGTTTTGTAAACATGTTCTACATCACACAGGTTTTGTTCATATAGATGATATATTATTTTATCACAATATTTAAGATTATTAATAAGTGTATAAGTATTATATCCAGGCATTATAATATCAAAAGACTTATTTAAACCGTATATTTTAAATAAAACATAAGCATTATATTCCTCTAATAATTTTAAATTATCTGAGTACCCATTACATACAATTACAATATCTATAGTATTTTCTTTACAGTATTTAAACAGTTCTTCTATATACTTGTATTCTAAAGGGTCTCCAAAAACACTTTCTAAAATAATTTGTTGTATATTTTCCTCATCAATATAATTTGTAATAAGATCTATATCTAAATGCTCTTCTGGAATAACTCTTTTACCGAATCTATGAAATAAATAACTTCCTTGTGGCTCAATACTATTGAACAAGCAATTCTTTGTTGTAACGTCTAAAAAAACTTTATTCATATACATATTTACTAGTCAAAAAAAAGCCAGTTACTATGAACTGGCTTTAAAATTTGTGTTATATTATTCTTTTGTAGCATTAAAATTTACAACTTGGTCATATGCTTCTGCTCCAACACCATCTGAGTCATAATAAAACTCTGGAGATGAATCTAATTCAGAAACATCTGCATTATAAATACCAATTGAATATTCTTCAACTAATATAGAACCACCTACTTCACCTTTTACAGCAAAATGATATATTCCTGGTACTGTAACATGTTCCATATTAGATGATGTATCTACTGCAATAGTTCCGATATTTACACCTGTATTTGCAAACGTGGCAAATGGAGGCACTGGACTAAAACTCATTACACTAACATTACTTGCACTATTGTTAATTTCTATATTTGATGATGCTGATTGTCCTGACTGCACATAAACTGCTATACCTGAAGGCTTAGCCGCTAATGATAAGTCGCCTATTTGAGGACTTACGCCTATAACTTTTTGTAAATGATATTCCTCTTGTGCTGTATCAGTTATAAGTCCTGAATCAAAAGTAATTGCACCACCTCTACCTAAAACTGAACCTTCAGCAGTTACATACGATTTAATTGTTCTAGCATCTGCACTTGGATATAAATCAATATATTGTGCAACTAATCCTGCTATCTGAGCCGTAGCAACTGATGTTCCGTCTGATGTTGTGTAATCTGTATTATTTGAAACATCAACTATGGAAACGTCATCTGACATTCCAAAAATGTCTACTTCTGGTCCTAAGTTACTACCATTAGTACTACCACCTGAAAAATATCCAACAACACCACTAGCATTATGTCCGCCTACGGTCATTACTTGGTCTAAACCTGCTGGTGAATAAAAGTCTACATCATTAGCATCATTACCTGCTGAACAAACAACAATCATATTATTGTCTTCAAGTTGCTGTAATTTTATATCAAGTAATTGATTTTTGCCAGTAGTCCAACAACAAATAACAACTTTAGTTTGTGCTGGTGTATTAGCATTGTGATGTACTAAAATTTCTTCTAAAGCATCTACCATTGCACCAATTGTTCCTGTGTATGGATTAGAGTTCATTACTTTTACATTATGTAAAGTTGCATCTTTGGCAGTACCTATATTTTGGCCTACTATCAAACTAGCCATTGCCGTACCATGTCCTGCTGTATCTGAAAAATCAGTTCCAAACGCAGTATAAAGGTTATTAACAGTTGCGCCTGTAAATTCATTATGGGTTGTATTAATACCAGTATCTACTAAGTAAAGATGTTCACCTTCAGCAGTACTTATTGGATTATAATTAGCAGTTGTAGTACCTATGTCATTAGATAAAATCTTTAAATGATCTACGTTAAATGCAGGAGTTAAAACGGCTTCTGCGTCTGCCCCTTCTGATGTTGCTACACCAGTCATTGCACTAAGTTGTTCTGCTGTACAATCTATTTTATATGTTAAAGGAAAACTATATGTTTTCGTTACTGTGCCACCTGCAGATGTGATGGCATTTTTTGCCGCTGTATCATCAGCATGTGTATCTGGATCCATTCCTACGATATATGTTGCCATTATGTGAACTCCTAATTAAAATTTCATGATAACTATATTTATACAATGTATTTATCATTTTTTACAATAATATAAAATATATATGAGCAAAGATTATTACATAGAATTAGGTGACCCTCCAGGAATACAAATGGATTTTTCTATTGAGCATTTTTGTAAAATTAATGCAACTAAAACAGATAAGTCTTTAATGGAATGTATATCTGAATTACTGTGTAATAAAACAGACATTAATTTATGTTTAAGTGGTGGCATCGACAGCCAATTTTCTTTGATGTACTGTTTAGAGTTAAATAAAAATGTTACTGCTTTTACATACAGATCAATATGGAAAGGTGTAATTTTAAATGTGGAAGATGTTTATTTGGCTGAACAAATTACTAAAAAACATAAAATAAAACATCATATTATTGATATCGATTTAGAAAATTTTTATAATAACCTTATGCATTACAAGTATGGTGCAAATTATCTTAATGGCAGTCCTCAGATATCTGTTCATCTATACTTTATAGAATTATTAAAGAAAAAATTTGGCATAGATCATATATTAATGGGTGGTGATCCTCCAATTATTAAAAATGACAAAAGTATAAAATTTACTAATAATAAATTAATAATGGCGGGGGAACGGTTCTTCCAAGACATAATGGCACCTTATTATATTTTTTGTAAGAGTATAGGTGTAGAATGCCTAAGAGATATTTACTACCATAGTCCTGAAGCGGTTTATAAATCATTTGAAAATAATTTAGATGTATTAAAAAATAAAAAAATATATGCTGAAGAATCAGTAGGTAATAGTGCTTACGGAAAAGACATTTACGAATACAAGTATCAATATTATAAAAACATTATACCTGATCTTATCCCTCAACGAACAGAAACAACAGGGTTTGAAACTTTGAAAAAGATTTTAGCTCAGGAATCAGGTATCTATAACCAATATGATATATTGTATAGAAGACCACAAATGGCACAAAATAAAAATTCCATTAACTTTAGATTATTAGAACATGATGGATTTAATTTTCAAAGAAATGATCAAAAATCTAAGACTCCATTTAATCGAAATATAAAATATTCTTTAGATGCACAACAAGTTTACAAGGATTTTCTAACTTATGTGAGAGAGAATGAACTAGAATGTATAAACAGATATACCTTTGATTTCTAAATCGTTCAAAATTAACCTATTATCTATACTATTCAAACACCTATATATAAATACACTTTATATAATGACATAAGTCATTAATATATTAACCTCCATTACACATATTATGAAACAGGTAGTTATGTTATGGTTAGTTTGCTCCATCCAAGTGAACGACCAACTTTACGGTGCTCTACGAAGTGTAAGGGATATTACGAGTTGGAGTGTAGTAAATGAGCCAAAAACAAGTTAGAAAAATAAAAGAACATTTAGAACTGTTTACACTAATTTCGATCTTTATAACAAGTGTATTTGCTATTGCTCCTGTGGTTTAACATTTACATTTACAGAGATAGAAAAGAATGAGAACGGTGGCACTTAAAATTATAGATAAGTCTGGCATATTTAAAAAGGTTGAAGCAAAAATAGAAGCATTATGTTATGCTCTACTTTGGGGTTCAATGTTTTTATGTCTTGCACAGATGTTTTAATATTATGAATAAAATTTTTAAGATATTTTTTAAATACTGGATTCAGCCTTGGCATCCACAACATAGGTAAAAAATGAAATACGAAGTAACAGATGCAACTCCAGAAGAATTTGCAAAATGGAGAGAAACCGATTATTGGAACAAGATGGACTTTGATCCTTTAGTTATGTTTGTAGTAATACCAGCAGTAGTACAAGTATTAGTTTTTGGTATGATGTTGGCAGTTATGGGCCTTAACCAGATGATATTTTGATTAAGAACGCATTAAGAGCCGTCATAGGCGTAGGCAAAAATGGCGGCTCTTTTAAACCCACTCCATTGCGAATTATTCTATTTGCAATCTTAGTAGCATTAATCTTTTTAGGTGCAGTATCGTCTTTATTAATCATAACTTCTTTTTTTACTTGACAAACGCAAATTAGTAAGTATAATATGTATTTTAGATAAGTACAGTTATGAGTTTCGTAGTAGGCAGTCCATGTGTCGGATGTAAAGATACAAAATGTGTAGAGGTATGTCCTGTAGACTGCTTCTATGAAGGACCTGATATGCTAGTGATTAATCCTGATGAGTGTATAGATTGTGCATTGTGTGAACCAGAATGCCCAGTAGAAGCAATATGGAGTGATGATGAGTTACCTACAGATCAGATTCCTTTTATAGAAATAAATGCAAAGATGTCTGAAATATGGCCTAACATAGCAGAAACTAAAGAACCAATGGCACACGAAAGTCCATACAGTACAGAAGAGGCAATAGCAATAGGTGAGAAACATGTCGAAGAAAATTAAGACACCAACAACAAGATCGCATCTTGAGTTGTTTACTCATGACACGCCTTACGGACATAAAGTGCAAAAAGATAAAACTAAAATTATACCTCGCAAAGCGAAGTATAAAGACAAAGGAAAATAATGGACGGAGTAATTTTAATAGCAGTAGTGGTACCAGCCATAATTGGCTTGTTTAGTTTAATGTTTCAAGTAATTAATAATGATGGCGGTACAAAAGGTATAGAACAAGAACCATACTACGGAAGAAAAACAGGTAAGATTTACACAGCAGAAAAAAGTAGAGAACATCATATTGTATGATAAAACTGTATAAAAAAGATCACAAGGAAAACATGACATGGACATGGATTTGCAATAATAGTGATCAAATAGAACAGCAAAACAAAGTATTACAAAAAACAGATTTACAAAAATTTCCTATGTTAATGGAATTTAAACACGAATTTGACTTAGATGCTATATCTAAATCTATTTCCGAGGCTAAAGAGCTTTATGGAGATTATGGTTGGATGTCTTCAGAAGATCCTAACGGAGATGAAAAGCCATATAGCGGGTTTGGGTTAACATGGAATCCCAATCATATAGAAAATATACCAGAGCATCAAAGTGTTTTAGGTAGTCCTGACCGAATAAAGTTTTCTTATGATCAATATTCTTTAAATGATCAAACCACAAAATCCAATCCTAATATAAAATTAAAAGATGATTATAGTGATACTTATGGTTTTAATGTGAGAACAAGAGCAAGTAAAAATGGTGCATTAGGCGATTTATTAAACAATAATGTAAAAAGAACTTTAATTAAGAGTAGGGTATCTACTATGTCAGGAAATAGAATTATGCGTCAAGATTGGCCTTATCACAGGGACGGTTCTTTTTTTATAGGCACAAGAGTAAATATACCTGTAGACACAGCAAAACCATATGTATTTGATTTAAAAACACTTCCAGAGCCAGTCCATTTAAAAAAAGGATATGCTTATGCCTGGGACACAACTGTTTTGCATAGAGTTGTAAGTATGAGACCATGTAAAACAGATCGCACACATATAGTTATAAATGTATCACCATGGTGGGACTGGAACGAACAAGAACAATGTTGGCAAACAAATGAATTTTATGGTGAAATGCATCCATTAGAAATGATATTGGATGGACATATATTGGAGGGACTTAAAGGTAATTATGGAAATACAGTATTATAACGATCCTTTTAAATACGTTATTATAGATAACTTTTTTGATAACGATACCCTAGACTTTATTCAAAGTAAAATAGATTATAAAATAGAAAATACTGACATCTACGATGTTTTTAATACTAACAGATCTAGACAAAGATTGTCAATGAAACAACTATATGATTATAATATAGATATTGATGAGCCATTATCAAAGTACTTTAAATTAATAGATACTTTAGATATAAAACAAGACAAAGAAAAGACATATACTTCACAATATGCATACTTTCCTAGAGCAAAACCTGAAGTTGAAGATTATCCTGTGCATACAGAAAATATATACAAGGCCGTTTCACTTGTAGTTTATTTAAACAAAGATCATAATAATGGTACAGAGCTATATAATGATAAAAAACAATTTGTTAAAGAAATAGAACATAAGTATAATAGAGCTTTTGTAATGTCAGGTTTTAATAATCAAAATGGAAAATTACCTGGAAATAGTACTTGGCATACCTATAGGACAAAGCCAGGTACAATAAGAAGAACTTTATTTGGATATACTGTTAGTTCCATGGAAAGTGTAAAAAACCATAGTTTATATGAACATTATTATAAAAATGGTATGAATGGCGATAACAGAATAAAACAAAAATTTACCCCAAAAAATATCACTTAATACAGATAAATACTACTATAATAATTTTAGATTATTAAGGAGTAACAAATGTCAATTAAAGATATGTCGTATCGCGATCGCGGGTTGTTGTTGAGTATGTATGCTCACCAATGTTATCAATCACCAGAAGATTTATTAAAGGCAAGGCCTGGAATAAAAGATTTATCACCGCTTAAAAAATTCTTAAATAAACCTTTACCACCAACATTTATTGATGTAGATGGAGCTCAGGCTTATGTAATGAGTGATAAAGATGATGTACTTATTGCATGTAGAGGTACAGAGCCAACACAAATTAATGATATACTAGCAGACTTAAAAATGTTTCCAGTAAAGCATCATGTATCAGGAAGAGTACATAGAGGGTTCTATGCAGAATACAAAAAAGTTATGCCTGGTATATACGATGCTCTTAAAAAACATGATAAAAAGCAAACAAAAACTTTATGGATTACAGGTCACAGTTTAGGTGGAGCAATGGCAGTATTAGTTGCGGCTGAATTAAATACTTGTCCTTTAGGAGTATCAGGCGGACTACATACTTTTGGTCAACCAAGAGTTGGCACTAAAGGGTTCCTATCAGCATTAGATGGTATTAAATATTATAGATATAGAAACAATAATGATGCTGTAACGGCAGTACCACCTTCATTCTTATGTTTTAAACACGGTGGCGTATTAAGGTATATTAATACATATGGTAATATAAGACCAGCAACATGGCTTCAACGTTTTAAAGACAAATGTAGAGGACATTGGATGGCACTTAAATCTTTTAATTTAATTGATGGTTTTGCTGATCACAGTATGGGATTATATCATGAATTCTTATACAACATGGATGACAACGGCGAGCAATTACCTAAATAAGGAAAACATATGAATTGGTTAATTATATTATCACTTAAGGCTATCCTATCAAGCATTATCGGTAGTAGTTTTTATCAGTGGTTTCAAAAAACAAAAATGGGTATATGGTTTCAACAGAAAATTGATAACTTTATGCAATATCTTGCAGTTAAATACGACATAGAAGTCGCAAAGAAAGATGCTAAGTTTAGAAAACAGTATCCATTAATATCAGATAAACTAGACAACTTAGAAAAAGAAATAAAAAGTTTGAGAAAAACAAAATAAAGATAAATACATATTATAAACCGTATATGGAGTTGATTAATGGAACTAGATAATTTAAAAAGTAAAACTGATGAGATAATGGAATCAGACGTTTTAAGTCCAGTTGAAAAAATGATATCAGTAGATCGCATAATTAGTGAAGCCTTTAATGTAAGAACTAATCTAGAAGATAAAGAAAAAGCAGATCCTCAAAATGATAGTAGAACTTACCTACTTACAAGAGGTCAAGATCCTGAACCATATCTTACTGATCTTGCAAACAAGTTTAGGGATTTAGTAAGGGAATCTGCATGGGGTGGTCCAGAACCAATTACATTTAAAGAAGCATTATCTAGTACCGCAGATCTAGAAATGTTTGACCAAGAAACTTGGGACTTATTTGAAAGTTGGATTAACCATGACAGAGACTATAATTGGAATTATGTAAACTTAGTACAATTTAATTTAAATTATAATAGAAAGATGGATGATAAAGATTTTTGGTTATCTCCACAGCACTTTAGATTAGCATGTATTATTGATACTTGTTCAAGAGAACTAGACCCAAACGCAGGTGGATTTGATTTAGACTTAGCAAAATCATTGTATAAAAATCCTAATCAAATACCTACAGCCATTTTAGCATCTGCAAAAACTTTAAGGCACGTAGAGTAAAGTATAGTTATATAATATTAGTATAACTATGATAAATATTGGCATATAAATTATTTATAGGGTAACATAAATGTCAAACAAGACTCCGTATGAGATACGTTTAGACTTAGTCAGAGAAGCAAAAGAAATTCTACAGGCTAAAGCAAAAAATCCAGAAGAAATGCCTACGACAGAAGAGGTGTTACAAGAGGCAGAACGATTAAACGAATTCGTGTCTAAAAAACCATTTAATGATAGATAAATTAAGCACCATTAGGTGCTTTTTTTATGATTAATGTCCACAAGATAAATACAACTACATACAAATTAACACACATAATATTCTAGAAAATAAATACATACAGGAGAAATATTATGTTAGACCCAAGAATAGACCTAGCAAATATGCTACACGAACTCAGAGAAAAGCTCAATCAAATTGAGATGAAACTTTGGGAAATCCCACATCATCAAGAACCAGTAGAAGAATACGAAGCAGTATTTACAGCACCGGCAGAAGGTGATTACTTACATCCAATGACACCGACCCACGAAAAACCAGAAGGCTTCAGCGATGCGGCTTATTGGGACGAGTGCTGTCAGTGTTGGATGGAACCTACTCAATGGGAATGGGACACATACAATTATTGCGACAATGCAAACGCATCTGTTTCATATGAATGTGAATCAAACACATGGGTAGAAGGCAGTGATTGGAGTAATGACTATGCTAGTGAATGGTATACTTATGACTCAGCAAACACAGTCTTTGTTGAAGAAAATCATGAGCAAAATGATGAAGCAAATGCAGATATGTCTGAACCAATGGAACCAGTATCAACTGAACCTGTTTTAGATGCAGATGGATTTGTAATAGAAGAGGCTCCGGTAGAACCAACACCAGTACCTCCAGTAGAAGGTGAGGTTGCACCAGAGGCTCCAGAGGCTCCTCAAGAAGGTGACGATACTCCTCCACAGGTATAACAACAAAAATTTAAGGGGGCGATTCTTTCGCCCTTTTTCTTGACTTAATAAAATTCTAATCTATAAATACTTGTCGTAATAAAGGCTGGTTTAGCTCAGTTGGTAGAGCAACTGATTTGTAATCAGTAGGTCGTCAGTTCGAATCCGACAACCAGCACCATTACTTAAATAAAGTGCAATAGCACAGGAAGGATATTATGCCAAAGGCAAAGACAACAAAAGCAAAGGCTCCAGCAAAAAAAAGAGCAACCAAAGTAACACCAAATCCATGGAGTGGTGAAGTTATTGCGGCAAACATTCAAAAGAATGCAGAACAGATTGCTAAAAACATTCAGGCAAATGCTGAAAGAATAGGTGCTAATATAAAAGCATACATGGATAGATAATAAATTTGGGGCGGTAGCTCAGTTGGGAGAGCGCCTGGTTTGCAACCAGGAGGTCGCAGGTTCGACCCCTGTTCGCTCCACCATTTATAAGGAAAAATGAATGGAATTAAATAAATTAGACCCTAGATGGGATAACCAATTAATAGATCACGATCATGAAAAATATAATTGGAGGCAGTATTTTATAGATGCTGTTCAACAAAAGTATCCTCAAGTTAAAGAATTAGAAAAACTACACGAAGTAATGGCACCTAACGAAATAAATGATTTTGTTTGGGACGTACAACGTATCTGTAAAACAGAAGAGTTTGCTAAAAAGTTAGATGACTTTATGGACGATGTTGCAAGGCCTCGTCTAGATGGTGCAGACTTTATGGTACAAGATGTTGTAGGTGTAAGAGTAGTAATACCAAACCAAGCAAAACATGGTAGAACACTTAACTTTCATCAGGGTATTTGGTTTGGGCATGGCCCAGGTATGTTTAGTATTTGGAGTCCGATAACAGAGGCATATGATTCTAATACTATGCAAATTTTACCATGGGAAGAAAGTAGAATGATAACTCAAAAGGCATACGATGAGCAGTTAAGTTATCAGGAAATACAAAAACTTTGTTTAGAAAATTCCATACCATGTAATGCATCACCAGGACAGAGTTGGTTGTTCCAGCAAGGTCATTTACATGGCAATATAAACAATGATACTGACATTACACGTTGGAGTTTTGATACCAGAGTATTAGTAAAAGGTGGTAACTATGGCAGACGCAGACCAGGTGGATACTTTAGACTACATAGAACATATAGACAACCTTTAACAAATATAGATACAAACAAAACTTGGATTAATTATATTGATATGAATAGTAGGTTTTGTGAAACAACTCCTTTCTTTGTAACAAGTATGATTATGCAACAGTTTTGTAAGGATGTTGGAATAGAGCCAGCAGACTATCCATTAGAACTAAGTTTTTGTCATTGGGAACCTATGTTAGAAGACTTTATACGTGATCCAAATATTCAGGGTATAATATTTCCAAGCATTTTAGGAATGACATACGATAAGGAACGTAGAGACGAACTTATAGACCTTGCATTTGAAAATAATACCGATCTTTTATTTGTTGATGAAAGGATATTGTTAAATAATGACAAGGAAAGAAAGTACTTAGATAAAATATTTGAGTATATTAACGATGAAGAAGACCCGGACTTATTATTAGGACACACAAGGTAAACATGGCAAAGAAAAAAACAAAAACACAATCCCCTAAAACAGAACAGCAAAAAGATAATGATGTAATGTTTGATTTATTAGACTCTAGGATAGAAATACCTTTAGGATTACTTAGACAAAAACATATCTTTATTGCCACACCTTGTTATGGTGGTCAAATTGGTGAGCCATACTTTAGAAGTATGATGAGACTTGCTATACTATGTAACAAATATAACATCCAATATACTGTAAGTACATTAGCAAATGAAAGTCTAGTTACTAGAGGTAGGAACACATTAACAAGTTTCTTTATGGAGAACAAACAGGCAACACATTTATTTTTTATTGATGCTGACATAGAATTTAATCCAGAAGATATACTCAGAATGGTAGCATATGATAAGCCTGTTGTGGTAGGAGCATATCCTAAAAAAGCTCTTAACTGGACTAGTATTATAAATGCCGCAAGAGCTAATGAAGAAGAAACAGAAGAAACAATCGAAGGACATAGTTCAAATTATGTTGTAAACTTTGATTTTTTAAAGGACGAAGATGGTAAACCTACTCCACAGGTTCAAATAGAAGATAATTTAGTTAAACTAAAAGATGCAGGTACAGGATTTATGTGCATTGAAAAATCTGTAATACAAAAACTATTTGATAACCATCCAGAAATGAAATATGTAAATGATATTAATGTAGACCAAAAGTTTGAACCATTTATGTATGCATTATTTGATACAATGATAGATCCAGAAAGTAGAAGATATCTTTCAGAGGATTATACCTTTTGTAGATTATGGCAGAACATGGGCGGAACAATTTATTTAGATCCTAGAACAGCATTAAATCATGTTGGGCATTATACATTTAGAGGAAATATTAGAAAACTATTCACAGGCGAAAACAATTATTCTAGAAAACAAGAGGTACAACGTGGCAAAACAACAACCTAAAAGACAATCAGTAAGCGATTCAACGATATCAGTATTACTCCCTACAAGAGGTAGACGAGATTTACTTAAAAAAAGTATCCACACTCTAATAGATAAAGCAAATCAAAAAGATAAAGTAGAAATCTTATTTGGTATAGATGAAGACGATGAAGGAATACAAGAATTTATCAAAGAAGAGATGGCACCTTATTTTAATACACATAAAGTTGAAGCAAGAGCAAGTGTGTTTAAACCGTTAGGATACGAAAATTTACATATATACGTGAATACCCTGGCAGGTGCGGCCACAGGTGAATGGCTATTCTTTTGGAACGATGATTGCCTAATGGTATCAGAAGGTTGGGACGATGTAATAAGACAGTATGACGGAGAATTTAAATTACTAGGACCTAAAGATAATCATGAAGGTCATCCTTATGCTATATTGCCTATTGTGCCTAAAGATTGGTTTATTCTAATGGGGCATTTAAGCCAAAATCCACAAAATGATGCTTGGCTAAGTCATATTGCATATATGTTAGACATATTTGAAAGAGTAGATTTTGAGTTTATACATGACAGAGCTGACATCACAGGCAACAACGATGACGAAACTTTCCAAAACAGAAAGTATATGGAAGGAAATCCTAATGACCCTAAAGACTTTGGACATGCAGACATGCAAGGTGCCAGAGTAAGTAGTGCGGCCAAAATTGCCTGGTATTTAGATAAAATAGGTAAACACTCAGATTGGTGGGATAAAGTGGTTGAAGGTACACAAGATCCATTTGAGAAAATGAAATGGGCAGAAGGTGTAAAAGGTGCAGGCCAATTAAACTCACTAGGAGACCCTGAGGAATTACCAGACGATACAGTTATTTCACTATAGTACTTGACATAAGTATATCTTTTGCTATAATATTACTTTAAATGGAGTAATCTTATGGCCATACATGCAATGGTAGATATAGAAACACTAGGCACAAAGCCTAATAGTGTTGTTTTGACTGTGGGAGGATGTAAGTTTGATCCTTTCAGTATGGCTGAACCATATGACCATTTTATTATGAGACTAGATGTTGACGAACAAACTGCACAAGGCAGATTTGTTGATGAAGGAACACTTGCATGGTGGGGGAAACAAGCACCAGAAATACAGGAAGAAGCATTTAGTTTAGAGGACAGAATAGATATTAAAACATTTTGTACTGCATTTAATAAATGGTTAGTTGGTGTTGATATCAAGTGGGCTCAAGGTCCACGTTTTGACTATGGTATTTTAGAAAGTTTATATCAAGATTTTGATCATCACATAAATTGGTTTTATTGGCAAGAAGCAGACAGCAGAACTATATTTAATCTTATGCCTGGTGACCCGAGAAAAGACGCTCAGGGTAATCAAACAGGTCACCATGATGCACTTGCTGATGCTATTGTACAGGCTATTGCTGTACAAAAATCATTTGATCATTTTAAGATACACTCTAACCAATAACTAGTTTACTTACTCTAGTAAGCCTACCAGATTTCATAAAGTTATCAAATTTTTTCCATGCTTTCTTCATGCTATTCTCTCCAAGTTACTGAATCTACATGTTGAAAAGCCTTCATTGTGTTGAACTCCAAAGGAGTTGTGTATT